ATGGCTAGGGACAGGCGAAGGACGCAGGGCAGCGGCGGCATATACACCCGCCCCAACGGCATGACCGTCTACGTGCTCGAACTGCCCAAAGATCCGGTGACCGGAAAGCGAATCCGGAAATCCTATGCCAGCAAGGACCCGCAGAAGGCCAAGCAGAAGTGGCTCGACGCCCGCGACAAGTACATCCGCACCGGCGTCCTCAAGTCCGACAGCACACCGTATCTCAAGGACTGGCTCGGGCGATGGCTCGAGGAATACAAGGCACCGCACGTCAAGCCGCGCGTGCTGGAGACCTACCGCAGCGATGTGAAGCTGATCTGCGCGAGCATTGGAGCCGTGCGGATAGGCGACCTCACCGTGCGGCACGTCGCCAAGCTCGAGAAGGACATCACCGCAGGCCATAGCAGCAAGACCGCGCTCAACGCCTACAGGCGATTGAAGAACGCCTTGGCCGACGCGGTGGGCGCCGACCTGATAGACCGCAACATCTGCGATAGGGCCGACCCGCCGCGAGTCACCGCGAACCCCACGGCCATACTCGAAACCGGCCAGCCCGGAAGACTTATCGAATCGGCCGGCGCGAAGCCCGACGCCGCGAAGCCGCAGCGCGGGCGGCATCCGTTCCCCGACTCGGACGACGACCGCGCGATGTGGCGTCTCATGTGGCGTCTCGCCTTCGAGACCGGCATGCGACAGGGGGAGCGCTTCGCCCTGACTCCCGCCGACCTCGTGACCGTGGATGGCACGCCCACCATCCATGTGCGCCACGAATTGCAGCGGTACCGCAAGGGCGCGGATATTCCGTCATGGCTCAACGCCACGCGGATAGGCGACAGCGGCGTATGGATGGTGCCCCCGAAGACGGAGCGCGGACAGCGCCTCGTGCCCGTCAGCAAGACACTATGGGACGATCTGTGGGCGTGGGGGAGCGGCCATGACGTCGCGTCTGGCGGGCTGCTGTTCACGCGCAAGGGCGGGCCGCTCACGAACCCCGTGGAGCGCCGCAGGTGGATAATGGCGCTCGACGCGGCCGGACTGCCCTACGTGACCATCCGCAGCGCGCGGCACTACTTCGCCACGCAGCTCGCCATCGCCGGAGCCAGCGAGGACGCCCGCAAAAGCATCATGGGCCACGCCGAGATCAGCACCACGGCGGGGTACACGCATTGGTCACCCAAGGCGCTCGCCGAATTGACCGGCAAGACCGCGCTCGCCATCGAAGACGGCAAGGCGTCAGGTGCGGAAGAAGGCGATTAAATACCGTCGAATTCGACTATATTTAGTGGTCGCATCACTGCTTTATCCACGTTCCGCATGATCTCGATGTGAATGAACTCGCGGTCGATGGAATCTGCACTGTGACACTCGGTGCCCCGACGATGAAATCGTTTTGCATGGTCGCACCGTTTGCGTCGCGCAGCTCCCAATAGCAATCGCTGACTTTCTCCGTCGATGTCTTCCATGTACCCGGTTTCATCTCAGTGCCTATGGCGTAAGTCCCATCATCCAGAACCTCTCCAGCCGCCCTTTTTGCGCTTAGTTCACTATTCGCTCCGATGGCCGCTTCGGCGTTCGCTTTGATTTTTTGCGCCTCCGAATGGCCTGGGCAGATTGTCAGCGCGGCCAACGCTTCCTTTGCCTGAGACTCGTTTACGAGTGGATTGTCGTTCGACGACTCAACCGAGCTCCCGCGATTATCGACTGGGTATCCGATGGTTGTGGCACAGATTCCATACAGCGTACCTATGGAAGAGCCTTCGGTGTAACCGGCCTCCTGCACGGCCTTTCGATCAATGGCATTGAGGTCGCCGGACTCGTATCTGCCTTCGCAGTTCGTCAGCCCGCCAAACTGCCTTACTGCATCGATCGACCGATAGTCAACGTACTCGTCGTTTCCCGATTTATCCTTGAGCCTATTGCCCTGCTTGTCGTACGTGGCGCAGGTGTAGGAGATTTCAAGCGGACGTTCCGTTGGGGTTGCCGTCGCAGACGTTGCATCAGCCCCTTCTGGAGCGTCCGAAGATGGGCTTGCATTCCAAGACAACCCGCATCCAGCCAATCCCATCAATGCGATAGCGCTCAGCAGCGCCGCTAATTTCCTTCTCATCTTTCCTCTTCTTCCTTAGTGTCAGCGTATATCGCATTCGCAGGTCACGAAAGCACGAGCCGCTGGAAGTCTGCGACGACCTGCCGTGTCACATCCAGCTCGGCGGCGATGCGGAAGGCGTCGCCTTCATAGACGCGCTCCGCAAGCTCGTAGTCGGAGGCGGGAATGAGCAGCATTGCCGTCTCCCGCCTCGTGCGGTTCTCGGCGCGGGCATGGATGACCGGCTCGCACGCCGAGTCGTTGTGCGACCAATGCACCAGCTCATGAGCCAAGGCGCAGCGCTTCGACGTGTAATCCATTCCCCTGTCAACGACGATAAGATTGCCGCTGGCATGATAGAAGCCCTCCAGTTCCCCAGGAAGGCTTCGACTGCACACGGCGACGCCCAGCGAATCGGCATAGCGCCTCATGTCTCCGTAGGTCATCAGTGGGCCTATGGCGAGGTCATGCGCCTTCATCCGGCATCCTCTCCGCCCTCTTGCCCTTGTCTGCGTTGTGCAGTGCCGCCAGCGCCATCGGGTTTAGCTGTGCATCCGCCAGTGCATCGGCCACGAGTTCATTCTCGGTCTTCGCACGACGCCTTGCATCGTCGTATAGAGGTGCGTATCCTCGCGCCGATGCGATGAGCGACAGCGAGTCGGGGTATCCGAGCAGCGGGGCTATGGTGTCCAGCTCGGCTATGCTCCACGACGCCTTGTCATTCAGCCTGTCGCTCACATAGCTCTGCGCCTTGCGGCATATCGCTTTTGCGATATCCTTCTGGCTGATGTCCATATCGTCCATCTTGGCCTTTATAAGCGCTGAGACGATTCTATTGGTGCTTTCTTTAGCGTTCATGCGATTCAGTATATCGTATATCTGATATTTCTTCGGCGTGTCGTGTTGCAAGTATCGTATATACGATATAAGCTAGCTTTAGTTTCCAAATAGGGGACGAAAGTATATCAACAGATATCGCATATACGATATGGAGGTGAGAATGAATAGCAACTCGTTTATCACCAAGGCGATTCAAGTCAGGCTTCTGCGCCTCGGCAAGACGCAGAAGGAGATGGCCGTCGAGTCGGGATTAGCGCCATCGGCGCTCACCCGATACACCACTGGAAAAACGGCTTGGAAGATAAGCACGCTCGACAGCATTGCGCACGCCCTCGGCTGGCAGAACGCATTCGATGTCATCAGGGCGGCACGCAACGAAAAAGCTGCAAGCAGCCAGACCGTCGCGGCATGAGAAAGCCCTCGCGGCAACGAGGGCAATCAATCAGATCAAAGGAAATGAAATGACAGAAACAAGTATATCAAAGCTTGAAGCACTGCGGGATGAGGCCGACCGCGTGTGCATGCTGACCGGCCTGAAATTCACGGTGGACGAGGACAAGGGAAGGGCCGGGTGCTTCGCGCTCAAAAGCCTTTCCGGCGTCGTCCAGATGCCCCATACGTTCGACGGCATCAACGGGTATCTGGACGCGCTCTCCTACGCGCACCTCAAAGGATGGCTGATATGAAGCGCATCAAAGCGGAAAGCGACATGACGCCAGCGGAATGGCTGGCGATCAGGAAGCGCGCGCGCATGACGCGCGCCATGCTCCACAGGTCCTACGGGTTCACGGAGGCCAAGCAGGAGGCATACGAGTCAGGCACCCGGAAGATAACGCCGGAGGACGCGGACTACATGCGCAAGGTCGGCGAGCTGTTCCCCGGCTTCAAATGGGGGGGGCGAGCGATGAAGAGAATGCTTAGGCGTCTGGCCGTCATGGCGCTCGCCGTCTCCCTCGCGGTCTGCTTCCTCATGCTGGTTGGCAGCAGCTACTACGAGACCCCGGTGCGCGACATCGTTCTGCTCGCCGCCTACTGCGCGAGCGGGGCCGAGCTGTTCCGCCTGCTCGTGGGGAGGCATTGGAATGACTAGCGTACTCGCGGACGTGAAGCTGCTCGAATACTGGACGCCACGTCAGGCGGCGAGAGTGCTCAACATCCCCGAGCGGGAGGTGCGCCGCGCGATGGCCGACCGCAGCCTGCGCCGCTATTTCTTCGGCAGCTCGACCCAGAAGATCAACGCGGAAGAGGCCCGCGACTGGGCGCATTCAGCGCCATCGAGGGAAGGCGGCGAATGGCTGTGATCGAAGTCGAACAGCATCTCGCCCGCACTCTCGCGGCATCCCCTTATCCGCTCGCATGGTTCGAAGCCTACCCGAGCGTCATCTACAAGCTAATCAAACAACTACGAAAAGGAAACTGAAATGAAGATCATCGAATTGCAGGCGGAGAACGTGAAGCGGCTCAAGGCCGTGGATATCACGCCGGACGAGCATCTGCAGATCATCGGCGGCAGGAACGCGCAGGGCAAGAGCAGCGTGCTCGATGCGGTAGCGCTCGCATTGACGGGCAAGGATGCGAGGAAGTTGAATCCGCGTCCGTTGCGTGACGGCGAGAGGAAAGGGCGGGTGAGCCTGAATCTAGGCGAGTATGTCGTGACGCGCACGTTCACCGAGAACGGTGGCGGCACGCTGAGCGTCTCCGCTGCTAACGGAGCGAAATTCACAAGCCCGCAGAAGCTGTTGGACGGCCTCATGGGGCGTCTCTCGTTCGACCCGCAGGAATTCATCGGACTGTCCGCCAAGGAGCAGTCCGAATCACTTCTTGGCCTCGTGCAGCTTCCCATAGATCTGGATGCGACGGACGCAGAGATAGCCCGCTTGGAGGGCGAGCGTCTCATCAAAGGCCGCGATCTGAAGACCAAGGGCGACTACGCACCCATCGATACCGACGCACCCGCCGAAGAGATGTCGGCCACGGAGCTGCTGGACGCCATCCAGTCGGAGCGAGGCAGGAATCATGAGATTGCCGTTTCGAGATTGGAAGCGGAGGCGACCTCGCGGAGGATAGCCGGGATCGTCAGTCAGATCGCAGCCTTGCAAGCCCAGCTCGCGGAAGCGCGGGACCTCGCAGACAAGCAGGACGAGATGATCAGGGGCCTTGGCGAGCCACATGCCACCGATGATCTCGAAGCGAAGCTCGCGAACATTGAGAATTTGAACGCAAGAGTGCGGGCGAACCGCGATGCATCCGAGCATAACGCGCAGATCGACATGGCGAAGGGCGAATACGATGCGCTGAGTCAGCGCATCGAAGCGTTGCGCGAGTCGAAAAGCAAGGCGCTGTCCGAAGCGGAGTTCCCCATCGACGGCCTTGGCTTCGACGATTCGGGAGTCACCTATAACGGCGTTCCGTTTGCTCAGGCTTCCGGCATGGAGCAGCTGCGCGTCTCGCTGGCTATCGCCATGGCATCCAACCCGACGCTGCGCGTCATCCGCATCAAGGACGGCTCGCTGCTGGATGACGAAGCGCTTGCTCTCGTGGCGAAGACCGCCGAGGACAACGACTATCAGGTGCTCATGGAGCGCGTGGGGGCCGGCGACCACGGTGCCATCATCATCGAGGACGGCATGGTGCTGGAAGCCGAGGCGAAGCAATGAGCGCCATACTGCAAAGCAATGACCTGTTCGAGGTCCAACGCTTCCGTGGACGCACGGCTGCGGAGCGCGAATCGCAGTGGCTCGACCATCGAGGCAAGGGCGTCGGCGGCTCGGACATGGGCACCATCATGGGGCTTAACAAGTATTCGACCCCCTACGAACTGTGGCTAGAGAAGACGGGGCGCAAACAGCACGAGGACATTTCGGGCCGCTGGCCGATCATCAAGGGCAATCTTCTCGAAAATGAATTGCGGCGCTGGTACCGGCGCAATCATCCCGGCCTGAAGGTCATCAGCGGCACGGACGTCAGCCTCACGTCAAGGAGGCATCCGCACATGATCGCCTCATTGGACGGCGTGATAGCGGGCGACCCGCGCGGCCTCGGCGTCCTCGAATGCAAGACGGCCTCCGCCTACCGCGCCTCCGACTGGCACGACGGCGACGGGAATCTCATAGCGCCGCCGTACTACATGGCGCAGGTCATGCACTACCTGGCCGTCACTGGCTTCGAATGGGGCGTGTTCGTGGCCGATATCGGCGAATCGTCGCCCGTCGAAGTGGAGTTCAAGCGCGACGAGGACGACATCGCCGCCGTCATCGAAGCGGCCGAGACGTTCTGGGGCTTCGTGGAGCGCGACGAGCCTCCGCGATTAATGGGCGGCGACGTGGACACGCTCTACCTGCAGGATGACGGCGACATCAGGCAGGTGGAGAGCGAAGAGCTTGAGGCGATGGCGTCCCAGTACGAGGAGATCGGCGACGTCATGGCGAATCTCAAGAGGCAGAAGGACGATCTGGCCGGGAAGATCAAGGCGCTCGTAGGCGAAAGCAAGGGCGTCATGTCCGGACAGTGGAAGGCCACCTACTCGCTCACCCACTACAAGCAATCAGTCAGGCAGGCGTACGACACCCGAGTGCTGCGCGTCACGAGAATCAAGGAGAAGTAATCATGGGAAATCTGTCACAGGCCACGCAGGGCCAGCAGTTGCAGCGTCTCGACCCGAAGCGCAGCCTCAAGGCGGTGCTAGAGAAGAGCTGGCCGCGCATTCAGGCGGTCATGCCGCGCGAGATGAACGGCAACCGGCTCTACCAGATGTACGTGAGCACGATAAACCGCGAGCCGGAATTGGCGAACTGCTCGGTGGAAAGCGTGCTGAGCTGCTTTATGAAATGCACTTCGCTCGGACTGGAGCCGAGCAATGTGAACGGCCTCGGCATGGCGTACCTGCTGCCCTACGGCAACAAGAACCACCAGACCGGGCAGAAGGACGCCACGCTGATAATCGGCTACAAGGGCATGATCGAGCTGGCCCGCAGGTCTGGCGAGATAAGGGACATCAGCGCCCGCGCCGTGCACGAGGGCGACGAGTTCTCGTACAGCTATGGGCTTGGAGAGGAATTGCGCCACGTCCCGTGCGACAAGCCCGGGCGTCTCACCTACGTGTACATGGTCGCCAACTTCAAGGACGGCGGGCACTACTTCAACGTCATGAGCCTCAAGGAGGTGGAGGCGGCGAGGAACCGCAGCAAGGCCGGGCAACGCGGGCCGTGGGTCACCGACTTCGAGGCGATGGCGAAGAAAACCGTGATACGCCGCTCGTTCCCGTTCCTCCCCGTGTCTGTCGCAGCGCAGAGCGCGGCGGTCTCCGACGAGACGACGCCCGACTATTCGGACGTTTTCAGGCCGGTCATCGACGACGAGCCGCAGGCCACCATCGAAGCAGCGGAGGAAGCGCCGGCAGAAGCCGCGACCGAGGCTACACGCGAGGAAGAGGCAAACCAATGAGCGACGATTTCACAGTCATCACCAGCATCGAGGACGTGCGCAAGGGCGATATCGCGGTCATGAGAAGCGGCAACCGTTATGCAGTTCTGCGCACGGACAAGTCCACTATGCCGCTGCTGGTGAATTCAATCGAAGACGGAACCCATCGGTGGCTCTACAGATCGGAGTTCGACCATGCGGAGCGAGCGAAGCCGAAGGTTCCGACAGCTCCCGGCTTCTATCGGGACAAGGACGGCGACATCTGGGGTGTCAGTGGCGTTGGCGCGAGAATGATCGAAGTCGCGGGGAAAACAGTAATCGCTGGAGGAACGACAAAAGCGCTCTCCGAAGTTCTTGCGCCCTATGCGCCCGTGCATTTCGAGCCGGGCGTGACCGCATGCTGACCGGCCAGCTCATAACCCGATGGTGCAAGCACTGCCATCGCCCGGACACGGGCGTGGACAGGTGCCCGCACGCCATCGACCCGCGCTACCCGTGCCCGTACGACCGCGAGCATAAACGGCGCATCGAACGAATCAAACATCTAGGAAAGTAGGAAAAATCATGGCAGGCGAGACGACTCTCACCATCGCGGGCAACCTCACGGCCGACCCCGAGGTGAGAAGCACGCAGAACGGCACGAACGTGGCTAATTTCACCATCGCGAGCACCCCGCGCACGTTCAACCGGAACACGAACCAGTTCGAGGACGGGGCGGCATTGTTCATGCGGTGCGCCGCGTGGCGCGAACTGGCCGACCATGCGTCGGCGACGCTCCACAAGGGCATGCGAGTCATCGCGCAGGGACGATTGTCCCAGCGCTCGTATCAGGCGAACGACGGGACGAACCGCACCGTGGTCGAAATGACCGTGGACGAGATCGGGCCGAGCCTGCGCTACGCGACCGCTCAGGTGACGCGCGTGCAGAACGGCAATGGCGCTCAGCGCTCGAATGCCCCTCAGGCTTACAGCAGCGCACCTCAGAGCGCCGCATGGCAGCAGCCGCAATCCGCCGCACCCGCCGCGAACGGCGCTCAGAACGGCGCTCCCGCAGACCCGTGGGGTGGCAATTACAGCAATGACTTCGCGGGAGGCGGCAACGATGAGCCGGAATTCTGAGAATCTGCCTAAGCATGACGTGACGTTCCGCGCGAAGCTGGGGCGCAGCGGCCATCAACTGCTGCTGTCAATCACCGAATCGTACGCGGTCGGGCCAATCGCCAATACGACGAAGACCTACCGGCTGTACCCGGAGGACGCGGTGAAGCTCGCCCGTCAGCTCGCCGAGTCCGTGCAGCGCATCGGCAATCCGGAGGCCGACGATGCGGACGAATAAGACGCCGCCCGACGTGGAGCCCACGTGCCCCTGCTGCGGCGACTACCTATGCGGGGGAGTATGCCCCGCGTGCATGGAAGAAGCGAAATACGAAGCGGACGACGAACGCTCGCTCAGACAATGGAAGGGGGAGGGATGAAATACATCAGCACGTTCAGCGGCATTGAAGCGGCCTCTGTTGCTTGGATGCCGCTGGGCTTTCAGCCGCTGGCGTTCAGCGAGATCGAGCCGTTCCCCTGCGCCGTACTCAAGCACCATTATCCCGATGTGCCCAACCTCGGGGATATTACGAAGATAGATTGGAGTCCCTATGTGGGAGCAGCCGACATACTTGTGGGCGGATCGCCTTGCCAAAGTTTCTCCGTCGCCGGAAACCGAGCCGGTCTCGAGGGAGCTTCCGGGCTTATGCTCGAATATGTTCGAGCGGTACGCGAGCTCCGTCCTCAATGGTTTGTCTGGGAGAACGTCCCGGGAGCGCTCAGCAGTTCGCACGGGGAGGATTTCCGATGCCTCCTCGAAAGCATGGATGAACTCGGGTACGGTCTGGCATGGCGAATACTGGACGCGCAGTTCTTCGGGGTGGCCCAGCGACGCCGCCGTGTGTTCGTTGTCGGCCATCTTGGAGATCGACGCGCCTGCGAAGTACTCTTTGAGTCCGAAAGCCTGCGCCGGAATCCTCCGTCGAGCCGCGAAAAGAGGCAAGCCCTTGCCGGACGGTCTCAAGGTAGCGCTGGAGATGCAGGCCGCAGCCTGACCCCGTGGGACACCCAATCGCGTCGGCTGTATTCGCAATCCGGACCATATCCTCCACTTGACGCCAGGACCGGCGGTATTGGTGCGGACGGGAGAGCGGTGGTCGCCGCCTTCAGTGCGGGTCAGTCGTCCACGTCCGGCTCGTTGGGTTTCGGCGAGGAGATTGCGCCGACATTGCGGGCGAACGGTTCGGGGACAAACCAGGTGCCGGCCGTCTACTGCGGAGCGAATAGCGGAGCGAATAGCGCGGTCGAGCGGGACATGAGCCCCACTCTGACTGCGCACGAAGCCAAAAGCTCCAGCTATGTGTTCGACTGGCAAGCCTCGGCATCGCGAGCATTGGCGCTGGAGGCTGATATCGCCCCACCGTTGAGGGCAAATATGCAAAGTGGCGGGAGATCTCCGGCCCATTGCACCAAAGGTCTAATCCGTCGTCTGACGCCCGGCGAATGCGAGCTGCTCCAAGGCTTTCCCCGACGCTGGACCGATATCCCTTGGCGGGCAAAGCCGCACGCGCCCGACACGCCGCGCTACAGGGCGCTTGGGAATAGCATGGCGGTTCCCGCCATGCATTGGATCGGGAAAAGAATACAGGAGGTTGAGCAATGACCCGGAGTAGGTCGAGCGCGAAGGCGGCTTCAGGCGGCACTGCTCGAGAAGGGGGCGGGGGAATGCTCAAGGTAACCATTCCCGTCACCCTGTCCGGAGGTAAGGGAGGCACGTGGTTCACAGCCAACAGCCGACTTCACTGGCGGGAGAAGGGGAGGCGCACGAGGATGGTGCGAGCAATGGCGAAGTACGAGGGTCTGGGCGTGCGCAGCATCCACCGGCTGCCACGTCCAGCGTTCGCAAGGGCGCACGTGACCGCCATCATCCGTTTCAGCCGCGACGGAAGGCATGACCCCGGCAACGCATCGACCGTGGTCAAGGCCGCGGTGGACGGATTGACCGACGCCGGTTTCTGGGCGGACGACGACAGCACGCACGTCATCGGCCCCGACTACCGGATAGGCGAGCCGACCCGCCAGAGCGGCGTCTACCGCATCGAGCTGATAGTGGAGGACGCATCATGAGCACGGCGAAGGAAGAGGCGGAGCGGCGTTATCCGTCGCGCTACTGGCCGAACCATGAGCCTGACGGGGACTATCCCGGAAAGCTCATGTATCTGGATGGCGTCACGACCGACGATCTGCGGGAAGCCTTCGAGCAGGGCGCGGACTGGCATCGGGAGCAGCCGCACACGCACGGACAGTCGGAGGCGGCGGCGAAGGCGATGGTCGCGGAACTGCACGAATACAACCACGATTTCCCAGCTTGGGACGATCTGGACACGGAGACGCGCGACCACGCAAGGATATTCGCCACCATCGCGCTCGAAGCGGCGAGAGGGGCGGCGGACGATGGCTAGGCGAGGGTATGCGAAGCTGAGCAACGACTTCTATATGAGCGGCAAGGTGCGCGAGATTCGCGCCATATGCCCATCCGCACTGGGGGTCTACGCGATGCTGATATCGTACGCATCTGACAGGCTCACGGACGGAACCATGGACAAGCGCGACGCGCTTTACCTGATTGGCGCTACCGATACCGAACTGGACGCGCTGTGTGCAGTTGGTCTCTTGGTGGCCGACGGCGACGAAGGGTATGCCATCCATGACTACCTTGACTACCAGCAGAGCCGAGAGACAGTGCAGCATAGGCGCGACGAAGACCTGAAGCGGCAGTCGAAGCATCGTGACAAACCGACTGTCACGCAACCGTCACGCCGTGACAAACCGACTGTCACGCAACCGTCACGCCGTGATTGCGGGGTAAACACAAGAACACAAGAACCAAATAAAGATATACCCCCTAGCGGGGGTATACAGAAAAATCCGCCCGAACCCGATTCCGGGGAGTATTCGCAGCCCTTCGAGCAGTTCTGGGCCGTCTACCCGTGGCAGACCGACAAGCCCGGAGCCTACGCGGCATTCCGGCGCTCCCAGCGCAAGACCAACCTCACGACGCTCATCGCCGCAGCCCAGCGCTACGCCGCATGGCTGCAAGAGCCGGACGCGCCGCACTGCATGAAGCCGGGCACATGGCTCGACCGGGAAAGCTGGCTCGACCATCCGCAGCCCAAGCGGAAAGCGAGGGCATCGCCCGGCAACTGGCCGACCCGTACCGACCGTGCCACCGCCGAATGGCAGCAGGACGCGGAAATCTACCGCAATCTCAAAGCACAGGAAGGAGAAACGCATGCTATCGCCAGCTGAGGCATGGAAGCTGCTCACCATCATCAAGCACACGGACGGCCGACTAGTCGCGCAGCAGGACGCGACACTATGGGCGGTCACCATCAGCCAAGCGCTTCCCGGCGCGACCTTGGAGCAATGCATGAGCGCCTACGCCGAATGGCAGACGGTAGAGCACCGCACCCCATACGTGCAGCCCGGAGAGATCGTCGCCATCGTCAAATCGCATCATCCGTCGAAGCGGCTCACCGAGGCGGACATCGGGCGCATGCTCGACCCGCTCGACCTGACTGCCGACGAGAGGTGGGCCGCGCGAATCGGCCTCATAGCCAACGTCAACAAGGGCATGCCGCAGCCAATGGCGCTAGCCAAGGCGCTCGACGCGGCGAGAGGGCGTCTGCTGCCAGCCGCGCCATCCAGACCAAAGAAAACCAGCAACCATCATTTCGCCGGACGCCTGACGCTCGGCGATGTCATCGGAAGGGACGTGAAATGAAATTCACGAAAATCGTCACGGCGAAGATCTATCCGGATATTTTCAAACGCATCGAGACTGGGAGAAAACTATTCGAAGTTCGGCTCGAGGACTTCCAAAACGCTGACTTCATCCGCTACGTCTCATCCGAGGATGGCGCGACGCTCGGCATCTACAGGCTGGGGCATGTCAAATCGGAGATTGGCGGACACGATTACAGCCTGCTCGCGCATATCTCGAATACGACCATCCGCGAGGCGTACGACCTGTTTCACGGCGATGCCGACTGTCGGCCGATATATGTGGCGGAGATTTGCGAACGAGTGGAGTTGTCTGAAATCTTCGCAAAGGACAAATCATGACACTGCAGAAGATAACCCGCGACATGCCAGAACCGGAAGAGTTCGGCAGCTTCCTCGTATGGGAGGACAGCGACAATCTGGAATGCCTGCTCACCCATCTGGCCGAGAACGACATCCCATGGATAGACGCCGAAGCCGAATGGGACTGGCCCGATATCCGAATCACATATCTCGGCTACGAGATCGAATCGCTGGCCGGTTTCGAGCGCCGCATCCGCAGGGAGGCGCTGGACGTCACCGACGCCGAATGCGATGTGTTCGCAACGGCTGTGGACGGAGCTGGCATGTGCGTCTCCGGATACGCGATACGCGAGGGTCTGCGAGCCGTGGCCGTGTCACGGGAGCGCAGGTCATGAACTACCGCAAGACGCCAGATGATTTCGGAGACGGGCCGGAGTTCGTCATGGAATCGTCCGTCTACTGCCCGTACTGCGGGTCAGAGCAGGAGATGTGCGACATGCCCGCCAATTGGGGCTGGGGGGACAGCATCGAACTCGAATGCGAGTCATGCGGACGCGCATTCAACGCCCAATATGACATCAGCTACAGCACGCAACAGATCGAGGACAAATCATGAACGAGACCATCGGACAGCTGAGGCAAATCAGCGAGAGACTGTTCCACCAGTCCAGCGTGTACGCCGAACAGGAGCACGACGAAACCCGCGCCGAACAGTGCAGCAGGGCGTCGGACCTGATCGCCATGGCCGTCAGCGAACTGGAGGACGCATGAGCACCACCCGGAATGAGACGGCGGACGAGCGCGACCGCGAGCGCACATACACGTCCGACGACATGATGGACGCCTACCTGCGCGGCAAGACAGCCGGATACGAGCAGGCGATAAGCGAAAGGCGGGACAGTGAGCAGTGAGTCCAAGTGCCCGGTGTGCGACGGCATGGTGCGCGGCGGCATGCTCTGCAAACAGCATCGCCGAGAGCTGGCCGGCGCACTGCACTCGCTGCGCCTCGGCGTCTACGAGCTGACCGCCATAGCCCGGCGCGAAGTACGGCTCGGCGGTCAGGGCCAAGGCCACGCGCATCCAAGCGAAGCGCCCACGCCTCTCGACCTGAGCGCCGCAGACCTGCTCGACCAAGCGGCCGACGTGCTCAGCCAAGCCGCAGCCAGCATCAACCGGTACGGCGGCAAGCCGCAGCAGCTCGTCCGCCTGTGCATCGGCCACGTCGGCGAACTCGCTTCCGCCCGCGACTGCAAGCAGACCCACCGCGAGGTGAACGCCATCTCGGCCAAAGTCACGCAGCGCGTCACGCCCAGCAGCGAACTCGCAGTGTACGGCGCATGCCCCAACCCCATGTGCGGCCACACCGTGCGCGGCGTCATAGGCGAGGCGACCGCCACCTGCGGCTACTGCGGAAGCATCTGGGGCACGGCGCTGCTCAGAACGATGCGGCGCGACCGGCTGCTGGAATCGCACGTCACCGGAACCGCCACGCAGCTCGCACGCATGCTCCAGACCGAAGGCTACAAGATCAAGCCCGAGCGCATCAGACAATGGGCGCACCGGGGACTGCTGCACGCGGTACCCGCCACGACAGCGCAAGTCTCATACCTCGCCGGCGACATCGTGCGAATCATGGAAAAGAAAGCCGAGAAGGACGGCGTGCCGGACTTGACAAACACTGTCACGAATGGTTAACTAAAATAGAATTTAGTGCATGCAAGGCCGGTAGAGATACCGGCCTTTCGCATATCCAAGACCTTCCCGAACGCAAGCCGGTCGGATGGCACCCGGCATTACGTCGCCGGGCATCTTCAACGCATCCCCCGATACCCCACCGCAATGCAGAGGTGACAGCCCATGCCCAAGCGCCGGTGCGCATGGCCCAACTGCCCGCAGCTCGTCAACGTCGGAACGCGCTACTGCAAGCAGCACGCACACGAGCACGAGCGGCAGCGCGGCACACCAGCACAACGAGGATACGACACCGCACACAAGCGGATGCGAGCGCAATGGGCAGCAGCCATGGCACGCGGCGCACGCCCCACCTGCAAGCGCTGCGGCCAGCCAGTCAAGCCAACGCAATCATGGGACTTGGGACACGACGACAGCCGCACACGCTGGACAGGCCCCGAACACGCGCACTGCAACCGCAGCGCAGGCCAAGCCAACAGCGTCAGGATGCGCGAGCATTGGCGCTGAACAGCAGCAGCGCGACAGCAGCGACAGAGATACAACAAGACAAATAAAAACATAACAAAAACGAACACGAAATGTTAAGTTAAATCGAGCCGAACCGACGCAAGGGGGTGGGGGGGTGACCCCGCCAGCACCGGCCCGGCACCGCCGGTGAGGCGACTCGCAAGTGCGGAGGGTTCAAAAGTCCGATGCGGACGTTTCGGCAGTGTTCGTTTTATGTGCGGTTTTGCTGGCGATTGGCGGTTGTTGATGTCTGAGCGCGATCGCACGATTAATGGCTACAATCTCCCGCTGCTTGATGGCGTGGAAAACGTTGGGATGTATGATATTCCTGCGCTCAAGCCATGCGATGTGGTGCCTGATGATCTCATTGGATTCAATGAGGCCAAGACCACCGTGAGTTTCGACGCGGGCGTGCATTTCTTCTTGGATGACTACCAGTTCGAGCGCGTGTGGCGGCGTCCTGATGTGTATGTGAGGACGCTTGGCCGTTTTCAGTGCGTGCTCACCCCTGATTTCAGCCTGTACCGTGACATTCCTCTTGCTCAGCAGCTATATAACGTGTACCGGTCGCATCTGATCGGCGCGTACTGGCAGCGCATGGGTCTGAATGTGATTCCTACTTTGCAGTGGAGCTGGCGCAGGTCGTTCGGCTTCGCGTTCGACGGCTTGCCTCGTGGCTCTGCGGTAGCGGCGAGCGCGCTGGGCGCGGCGAATGATCCTGTGGCCGAGGTGTTGTGGGCTGCTGGCATGCGCGAGGCGCTGCGGCGCCTGAAGCCGTCTCTGGTGCTTTTGTATGGCCGTATGCCGGAGCATTTCGACTTCGGCGGAATCAATGTTATATGTTTTTCGAACAAGGCGATTGCGAGACTCAAATGGGTGGACGCGGAGCGTCGAGCGGCAGAGGCGGAGCGGGGGCAGGAGGCGCCGAGGCACTGTCATCGCTTGGCGTCGAAGTAAGCCCTGACGCAGCGCATGATTTGCCAGACACGTCTTTGGCCGTTATAGCAAGTGCCATCAATGACATGGTGGGAGAGTTCCCCACGCTCAAAGGCGCGGTGACGCGCATCGATGTTAATTCCAGGAGTTCCGAATACGCGCATGTCACGCCATTTGGTAAGCAAAACTACCTTTCCGTCTCAAATAGCTTCAGCGACATGAAGGGCATGAACGGCTAGCTTGCGAAGGAATTCAAAAGCAACCTTGGCGCTGCTGAGAATGCCAAAGAGGTCATCTACCACGAGCTTGGGCATGTGCTCGTGAATCAGGTGGCATTTAATGGTTCTACGAAGTTCAAGAATCCAGCGAAGGCGTTAGTTGACCGCAAGATCGCAGGAAGCATCATACATAAGGCTACTTTCGGAAATAAAGATTTTGTGAATCAGGCAAAGAATGTAGGAATGGACACGATGTTCAAAGGGACAACGCAATATTCCCGACAGAACAATGATGAATTCGTAGGCGAGGCGGTCGGCCAGTACATGAAGCTTGGGAGCAAAGCGCCGCCAGCGAGCCGTGCAGTCGTCAAGCAGCTGAAGAAGATGCTAGGCAATAATAAATAATCTGAATCGGGGTAACCGGAATGCCTTCTGGTGGTGCTAGGGCGCGTTCCGGCCCGTCGTTCGACCCGAATTCAGAGCGTTCGGAGCGCATGGGGCGCTCACTGCTGCCATTGAGCGCGAAGGGCTACAGGTTCCGGCCGAGGGCGTTTCCGCTGTCCCGCTACAAGCTGTATGACACTATGCGCTCGGATTCGGGCGATTTCGAGAAGATTCTCGACGTGGAGGGCACTCAGGATTGGAATAATCGTGAACATGAGTTGTGGAAAGAGCTGTGGAAGCTGCCACAGGCTATCGCGTGGCATATGCCGGAGTTCGCGTACCTGTTCAACACGGTGGCCCTGTATTGCCGCCAGTTTGTGATCTGCGAGTCGCCGGATGCTAGGGCCGCCGACCGGTCGACCTTGCAGCGGTATGCGGACACTATCGGCCTGACGCCACAGGGGTTGAAGCTCAACGGCTGGAAGATCGTGGATGATATGTCGAAGCCTAAGCGCCCGAAGTCTCGGAAGGCTGATTCGAAGATCGTGGCGTTTCCGTCGTCGCGCGACCGCTATGCCGATTTGGAGCTGTGATGATATCCTCGCTTGGCTTCCTGCTGATCGACTGGGTTGCCGCGCACTGCGTGGTTCCAGCTGGCTTCGACCTCAACGCCCCGTTCGTTATGACTGGCTGGCAGGCGCGCAACGCGATCGACTTCTACCGTGTGAAGCCGGATGTGAGATTCAATGCTTCGCGTCCGGCGCAGGCGTCGGCTTTCAAATGGCGTCGCGGGCAGATCGTGGGCGGGCAGAAGCTCGGCAAGTCGCCTTTCGGCGCTGCCGTGGTCTGCTTCGAGGCGGTTGGCCCGTGCGTCTTCGCCGGGCACGCGAAGGGCGGAGAATCGTTCCGCTGCGAGGACTGGGGCTGCTCGTGCGGCTTCGAGTACGAGTATCGCGCGGGAGAGCCGATGGGCATGCCCAGACGAACGGCGCTCGTCCAGCTTTTCGCCAATTCCGAGGAGCAGACGGCGAACGTGTACCGGCCGTTGCAGACGATGGTCAGGAACGGCAGTCTGGATGATCTCATGGCGGTGCGCGAGGGCTTCATCCGCCTGCCGAACGGCGGGAGAATCGACCCGGTGACGTCTTCCGCGAAGTCGAAGCTCGGCAACCCGGTGAATTTCGCGCTCTTGGACGAGAGCGGCGTGTACACGAAGCGATCCGGCATGTTCGAGGTCGCCGACACTGTGCTTCGCGGCGTCTCCGGCATGGATGGGCGGATGCTCGAGCTAACAAACCCGTGGGACCCGATGGACGCCACGTTCGGGCAGGCAACCTACGAGTCGCGATCGGACGACATCATGAAGTACTTCCCGAGGCATGACCCGGACTTGGATTTCATGGATGACGCCGACCGGCGCAAGATACTGGAATTCGTGTACGACGGCAGTCCATGGGTGAATCTCGACCAGATCGAGAGCACCTGCTCGGAGCTGCTTGAGCGCGACCCGGCGCAGGCGCGAAGGTTCTTCGGCTGCGAGCTGGTGCAGGGCCTCGGCTCCTATATGCCTGAAGCCTTGTATGACGCGACTGCTGACGACCGCGTGCCACCGTCGTCTGGCGCTGAGATTTGCCTGGGCTTCGACGGCTCGCAGTCCGGCGACTGGACGGCGCTTCGCGCGGAGAGCGTGGACGGCTACCGGTGGACTCCGACGTACGGGCCTGCGAAAAGGCCTGCGTTCTGGAATCCGAAGGAGTGGGAGGGCAGGATACCGCGCAGTGAAGTGGACGCCTGCATCTCCGAACTGTTCGAACACTATAAGGTCCAGCGCTTCTACTGCGACCCGCACCCGTGGGAGACGCAGGTGGACGCGTGGAGCGAACGGTACGGCGAGGACACGGTGGTGCAGTGGCCTACGAATCAGGTGGGGCGCATGTACAACGCGCTCGTCAGGTTCCGCGAGGACACGGCGGACCGTTCCACCTCGCATTCGCCCGACCCGACCGCCAAACTGCATATGATGGCGGCTCGCATGGTCGCCAAACCAGGGGACAAGTTCGTGCTCGGCAAGCCTTCCGAGAATCAGAAGATAGACATTTCCATGGCCGATATCCTCGCCCACGAGGCCGCATGCGACATGCGGACATTGGGCTGGGGCAAGGCCGACACGCGGGTGTACCTGCTCAGCGACGACGACGAAGGGGGAGCGCATGGCGGACGCGGCGGCGGAGTTATCTTCTGACGAACAGGCGATGATGCGCCACCTGTACACGCAGTTGCAGCGGCGCAGGCATACGCATGAGGAGCTTGACGACTACTATTCGGGAGATCAGCGCATACAGACGCTCGGACTCGCTGTTCCGCCCGAGCTTCGCGCATTCGAGTTCGCCTTGAACTGGCCGCGTGTGACTGTGGACAGCGTGGTGCAGCGCCAGCACGTGCGCTCGTTCAGCCTGCCCGACGAGCCTGACAGCAACGACTACATGCGCGAGATATGGGAAGCTTCCAACATGGAGTCCCAGAGCCTCATGAACCACCTTGAGGCCCGCATCCAGGGACACTCGTTCGTCAGCGTCGGCGCGAACCCGGACGACCCGGAGCATCCGATAATCGCCGCCGAATCATCGCGCAGCATGATAGCGGAGATCAATCCGATAACCCGTCAGGTCACGGCCGCATTGCGCGTCTACGACGACCCGCTGCGCAAGATAGCGCCCACGTACGCGACCCTCTACCTGCCCGACAACACCATCCAACTGCATCGCGCGAACGGCTGGAAATGGGAGATCGAAGACAGAGACGACCACAAGCTGGGCCGCGTCCCAGTCGTCCAGTTCCTCAACCGCCCACGCGTCGGCAACTTCGTCGGCGAATCGGAGATGAAGGACGTGATGCGCCCCGCCGACATGGCAGCCCGCGTGCTCATCGACTTGCAAGTTGCCGTCGAGACGAACGCGGTGCCCGGCAAATGGGCGACAGGCCTGAACAAGGAGGACTTCATCGACCCGAAGACCGGGAAGATGGCCCCCCTGTGGAAGGCGTACTACACGGCGATGACCATCACCCAGTCCAAGGAGGCGAAGTTCGGCCAGTTCAGCGCCGCCGACCTCTCCAACTTCAAGACTGTCATCGACATGCTCTCCGAGCAAGTCAGCGCCGTCACCGGACTGCCCATGCGCTACTTCGGGCAGAACACCGCGAACCCGGCCAGCGAAGGAGCGATACGAGCCGACGAGGTGCGATTGGTTCGCAACGTCGAGCTGAAGAACGCTATGGACGGCGACGGGTGGGGCGACGTTATGGCGCTCGCCTACCGGTTCGGCAAGGGCGACTGGCTTGACGGAAACCGGATACGCACCGACTGGGACGACCCCAACACACCCACGTTCTCGCAGAAGGCGGATGCCATCCAGAAGCTCAGCCCCGGAACGCCGATACTCTCGCAGGAGGGCGCGTGGGACGAGCTGGGATGGTCGCAGGCACGCAAGGACTTGGAGCGCGAGCGGTTCGCCAAGCAGGATGCGGCGCAGATGTCATTGCTCATGAAGCCGGAGGTGCCGAATGACGCTCCTATCGCAGAACCTGCCAGCCAGCGCGCGGGAGCAGTCCCGGAGCCTGCGCCAGTCCAGCAATGAGACCATAGGGCGCGTGTTGCTGGCGTGGCGTGCGAACGCTTCGGATGATTTCGACCAGTCGTTCCTGCGCTCAGCGCCCGCCATGCTAGGCCTGCTCGACTCGGCGCAGGATGATGTTTCTGGCATGATGTGGGACACGACGCCGGACGTGATGCTCGACATGCGATCAAAGGCGCTGCCGGGCCGCTCCTACGAATTCGACCCGACACGGCTGACCGGCTACGCGGGCAACGGCGAAGACACGTTCAGCCATCTGTGGGGCGCTGTGCTCGACGGCAAGCAGGCGGTCGGCAACGGAATGAACACCATTGCCGCGCTCAAGGTCATCGAGCATGGCTTGGAGACGCGCAGCCGCACCCTGCTGTCCGACACGGCGCGCACCGCTGGCCTCATGAGCGCCAAGAGCGTGAGCAGCACCGCGCACTACGTGCGCGCGCTCACCCCGCCCTCATGCGCCCGATGCGCCATCCTCGCCGGACTGCCCAGCGGCAAGATAGCGTTCGAACGCCACCCGCGATGCGACTGCACCGCCATATGGAGCACCAGCGAGAAGGCGCTCGCCACGCATTATGCGGACGCTGGCGACTATCTGCGCTCCCTGTCCGACGACGACCTGTCGCACGTGCTCGGCAGCAAAGCCAACGCGCAGGCATACAAGGACGGGGCCGACCTGAACCAGCTCGCCAACGCCTACCGCAAGCGCGGCGACGTGCGAACCGCGCAATTGTACGGCCAGCGCATCAAATACACGACCGAAGGCACGACGAAGCGCGGATTGGCGTACACGCGCATGAAGGAAGCCGGATACGTGAAAGCGCACATGCGCTACGGCTCCAAGTACTGGCGCGCCGACCGTCCCCGCCTCATGCCCGAGACCATCTACCAGATCGCAGGCAGCGACCATGCGGAGGCCTTGAGGCTTCTGCGAAATTACGGCTGGACTGACTAGCCGAACCATTTTTCCAACCATGGCCGCGATGGCCGTGGCGCTCGCGGCGCGACGCCGCACAACCCAAGGAGAACAGCATGAACAAGACATGGTGGCAGCGATTCAACGTCATCCGCACCATTGATGGCGCGTCGGACGAGGGAGGCTCGGCGGGCGACCCGCCCCAGACGCCCGAGGCGGAGCCGAAGACCGAACCGGAGCCGGAAGGCGCTGACGACGAAAATCTTGGCGAGGGCGGCGTCAAGGCGCTCAAGGCCGAACGGGAGGCGAACAAGGCCGCGAAGGCCGAACTCGCCGAACTGCAAGCCAAGCTCAAGACGTTCGAGGACAAGGACAAGACCGAAGCCGAGAAGCAGGCCGAAAAGCTCGCCAGCCTCGAAAAGTCCAGCACGGAGAACGCGCTCAAGGCGCAGCGATACGAGGTCGCCGCCGAAGCCGGGCTCCCCCTGAAGCTCGCCGGTCGCATCCGTGGCGACGACCATGACAGCATGCTCGCCGACGCCAAGGAATTGCTCTCCTACGCAGGCGACAAGCCGCACACGCCCAAGCCTGACCCGAGCCAAGGCAAGGGCGGAATCATCAAGCCAGCATCGCTCAGCGAAGCGATCGCAGCCCACTACAAGTAACCCACTCATAGAAAGGCCATGACATGGCTATCACTCTGGCGGAAGCCAAGAACAACACGACCGAGGACTACGATCCCATGGTCATCGACGAATTCCGCAAGGAATCTGCCATCCTCGACAGCCTGATCTTCGATCAGGCCGTCAACCCGGCCGGAGGCGGCGCGACCCTCGACTACGGGTACCGCCGCATCAAGACGCAGCCCACCGCCGCGACCCGCGCCCTGAACAGCGAGTACACGGCGCAATCCGTCGAAACCGAGAAGCATTCAACCACGCTGGCAGTAATGGGCGGCAGCTTCGACGTGGATCGCATCATCGCCAAGCTCGGCACCGAAGCGTCCGGCACGATCGCGCTGAACATCACGCAGAAGACCAAGGCCACCATCACCCTGTTCCAAGACATGGTCATCAACGGCGACACCGCAGTGGACGCGAATGGCTTCGACGGCCTCGACAAGGCTCTCACCGGAACCTCCACCGAGGATGCGGCGAGCAAGCCCGACTGGACTGACTTCTCGGACAACGGCAACAAGGTTCTCGACTCCATCGACGAGTTCCTCTCCCTGCTCGACGGGACGCCGACCGTCATCATCGCCAACCGCAAGGCGCTCGCACGCCTGCGCGCAGCGGCCCGACGCACCAGCCAGTACGTGAAGGACCCGGTGGCCGACCTGCTCGGCGCGAACGGCCGTCCGATCAGCCGCGAGACCTACGGCGGCATCCTGTTCGCTGACCCCGGCGACAAGGCAGGCTCCGCCAGCCCGATCATCCCGGTCGCCGCTGACGGCACGACCGACATTTACGCCTACCGCGTGGGGCTCGACGGGTTCACCGGCGTGACCACCGTCAACGGCTCCCTCGTGCACACGTGGCTCCCCGACTTCACGCAGGCCAAGGCCGTGCACACCGGTGAGGTGGAGCTTGGCCCGGTCGGCGTCGCCCTCAAGGCCACGAAGGCGGCAGCCGTGCTTCGCGGGGTGAAAGTCCAGTGAGCACGCGCATAACAGCCCCGGTAGCCGGATACTCCGGCACCGTCGTGGGCGTGACCTTCACCAACGGCGAAGGCGTGGCCGACGACCCTATGGCGCTCGCGTACTTCCAGCGGCACGGCTACACGCTCGAAGACTCCGAACCAGAACCCGAGCCGAAGTCCACGGCCAAGAAGACTGCAGCCAAGTAAGGGGTCGCAATGGGAGTAGCGCAGTACGCGACCGTCGATGACGTCTCCGCCGAACTCGGGCAGGACATCGACGCTGACTCCGCGCGATTCCGTCAGGTGCAGCGCTGGCTGGACCGCGCGGAGCGCATGATTCGCGGCACTGTCGCCCAACTGGACGAATGGTGCGCGGACGACGACTACAGGCTCACCGTCAATGACGTGGAGGTTGCCGCCGTAGCCCGCAAGGCCCTCAACCCAGAGGGCCTTCGCAGCGTCATGACGCAGGTGGACGATGCGAACGTCCAGCAGACCATCGACGCGACACGCAGCACCGGCGAGATAACGATTCTCCCGGACGAATGGTCGCGCCTGCTGAAAATCGACGGCTCGCCGACCATGAGCATCATAGCCTCGGCCGAACCAGACTCTTTCCCCCTGCCCAGCTACTGATAGGAGGCCGCATGGACGCCCTGCCGGCCATCCAGTCCGCCCTGGCGCGGCTTCGCGCCACTGCGGAAAGCATCATGACCGATGAGTTCACCGTGCTGCGCTATACGGGAAGCACGGTGACCGACCCGGAGACGGGCGTGGACTCTCCGGAGCATGTCACGGTCGCCACGACCATCGGCAAGGTGCAGTCCGCTGGCGGCATCGCCTCGCAGGTCATTTCGGCCACGGGCGACGCGCAGAACGCTGGCGGAAACGTGCCCCAATGGTCGCTGTACCTGCATTTCCCAGTATCGTTGACCGGCTTGCAGCCGGGCGACGTGGTCGAATGCACCCGATCAAATGACCCGGCGCTCACGGGACGAAGGTTCCGGCTGGTGAACATGCAGTCGGAGAAAACCCATGCGACCGCGAGGCGCTGGAACGTGAACGAGATACCGGAGGATGGATCATGAACCCGCTGCGAGGAATACTCCACAGAGGCAAGCCGAAGCACGCCGACATTCCGGGGCTTATACCCGGCGAACGACCGCTCACGCGGGAGGAAGTCGATTCCATCGGCTCCCAGTGCCGCGCGAGTCCGGCCATGAGCGTGCTCGAAGCGGACCGCATCGTGCGGGATGCGGAGGCGCAACTTGGGATTAGTTGACGTCTCGCAGGTGACAGCGCTGGCCGAAAAGCTGGCCGCGATCCCCCTGAAGAAGCAGCTTCTCGTGACGGCTGCGGTCAAGAAGGGCGCTCAGAACATCAAGGATGCCATCGCGGAGGACTTGCACGGCTCTTCGAACAAGGCCATCGCCCGCATTCCCATCGCCTACGAGATGAAGGACAGGGGCGTGATGGTGGAGGCGGACATCGGGCCTCGCGACGGCGGCGCTGGCGAACTCGCCAACATCGCATTCTTCGGCACGTCCAAAGGCGGCGGAACCCATGATTTCTACGAGCACGGCGAGGACGAATTGGACGCGACCGCCAAGTATGTTGCGAAGGCGGCTGAAGGCCTATGACCTCGTATCTGGACGCCCGCAACGCGATTCTCGGCCTGCTGCCATCCCTTCCCGGATGGACCGTCTACAAGGATGGCATCGCCAACGGAAGCAAGCCGCCGTGGATAGTCGTGTCCCTCTCCGAGAAGGGGCGTGACGGCTCGGAGGCGGGCAGTACGAGCAGTCACCGCGCCACGCTGAGCATCCGCGTGGTATCCACCAGCGAGAGCAGCATCGGCGTCGTGTGCGACCGTCTCATGCGATCGCTAGACGGCGCTCAGCCGGGCAGTGGCATAGCTGGCCTGCTCGCCGATGTGGATTCCGGCGTGTACGCCTCCGAATTGGTCAATCCCGACACCTCGACGCCCTACCTGATGCGCGTGCTCTCATGGCGCACCGGATGGAGCGACTAGACATAACCCAATAAACCGGCCCCGGCAGTCGTCGGGGCTTTTTCGTACCCAAGAACGGAGCCGATTATGGCATACGAAGACCCTGCACCGGCATCACTAGAGCAGGATATGAAGACGGTCTTCTGCAAGACCATCGCAAACATTAAAGCGCCGAAGATCAGCGAGCTGACCGGCGTGGGAGCCACTGACATCTCGAAGTGGATAACCGTGGATGGCTGGCATCCCACCATGAAGCAGTCCTTCGAGGATGATGCGCGTGAGGGCGTGGGCACTGTCGGCAAGATTCCCGGCGTGATCGCGTTCGACAACACGGAGATTCAGGTCATCGACAATGTGAACGCCGGTCAGGATGTGCCGAACATCGCCGTGACCACGCTCACCGAGGGAACATCCGGCTTCTTCGTGCGCCGGCGTGGTCCGGGCGGCGCTGCCAAGCCGTTCGCAGCCGGTGACAGCGTGAGCGTGTACCGCGTGGTCATCGCGAAGAAGACTCCGGTCGCCCACACCGGCAACGCGCGGCAGATGAGCCTCATCGGCTTCTCCATCGCCCCTGACTCGATCGCCGACGAGTCCGCGACCGTAGCGGACGGGGCCTGATATCAATGCTCCCCTCGTGGCGTTTCCACATTCCTTTCCACCACGAGGGGCTTTACTTCTTTTCATCGAATAGGAATGACCACGTTTTGAAAGGAATAGGGACATGGGAATAACCATCACCAAGCCGACGCGGACCGTCGAAATCATCACCGACTACGCCGCATTGCAGGAAAGCATCAGCATCGCCAACAGCCTCGGCGAAACCCCGTCAAAGCCGTCGAAGACGGCGCTGGCGAAGGCCGTAGCCTCCGTGGATGATTCGACGCTCGTGCTGTCTCTGCACGGCCTGAATTCGAGCCAGTGGAATGCGATAGTCGTGGAGAACACGCACATCGTCAAAGAGAGGGTGGTCAAGGACTGGCCGCAGATGGTCAAGGACGCCGTCCCCGCCATGCTCGACAAGGCGAAATGGAAGACGAAGCCCGCGCCCGTCGAACTCGACGCCGCCGAACTGGATACGCTATTGGACTCGCTGACTGACTCGCAGACGCAGGAGCTGATAGTGGCCGCGCAGGAATTGAACACGCCCGTGACGGCAGTCCCAAAAGGCGTTCGCGACCTTCTCTAGCCGACCATCTCGGCGAGCACCCGCAGATACTCGCCGAACTGAGATGCGCCAAGTCGCTCGGCATCAGCTACAAGCGCTTCCTCGGCTGGACGCCAACAATCGGCGACGAGACCGAATGGGATGCGACCGAGCGGGAGTGGATGCTCGCGTTGCAGGCGTACGAGGCGTCGCGCATATGCCCGGTGTGCGGCATGGACATCGACTTCTGCCATGACGAGCACAAGGTTCGCTCCGCATTCTCCGGCGCGGGCGTGGAGCAGTGCTTCGTCGGCCAGATGCGCGAGCACGCGATGAAAAAGTTCGCCGATTCGGGCGTCGTGGATGCGCCGAACAGCCTGACCACGAGCCTCACGGCGAAAACAACATAACAGAATAGAGGCGGATGGCAATGGCTGTGAACGAGAACATCGTCATCCGCCTCATGGCGGACACCAGCAACTACACGACCCGCATGCAGGCCGCGTCCGCGCAGGCCGAGCATCTGAGCGCGGCGCTCGAAAAGCCCATGAGCACCAGCGAAAGGTTCAGCGCCGGAGCCATGAAGGCGGGCCTCGCGGTCGGCGCGCTGTCCGCAGCCATCGGCGTCGCCGCCGTAAAAAGCTTTATCGACTTCGACTCGAAGATGAGCGAAGTGCAGGCCAACACCGGCGAGACCGGCAACAGCCTGAACGAGCTGCGCGAAGCCGCTTTGAACGCTAGCCGCATCAGCGTGTACAGCGCCGAGGACGCCGCCGACGCGATCAACGAGCTGGGCAAGGCCGGCGTCAGCACCAAGGACATCCTCTCAGGCGGACTCTCCGCCGCATTGAACCTCGCCGCCACTGACGAAATGAGCGTGGGCGACGCCACCCAGTACATGGCCTCCACCATGGCCCAGTTCGAACTTAAGGGCAAGGACGCGGGGCATATCGCGGACGTGCTCGCCGCAGGCGCAGGCAAGGCGCTCGGCAGCGTCAAGGACATGGGAGACGCGCTTGCCAACTCGGGCACCACCGCGCACAGCTTCGGCATCGGCTTGGACGAGACGGTGGGCACGCTGGCCGCGTTCGCGCAGGCCGGAACCATCGGAGCCGAGGGCGGCACCCAATTGTCCTCCATGCTGCTCGCCCTGTCGCGCGGCACCAAGGCCCAGAAGGAGGAGCTTGACCGGCTTGGCATCAGCGTGTACGACGCGGGCGGCAAGTTCGTCGGCATGGCCGGACTCGCGGGCCAGTTGCATGACAAGGAGAAGAACCTCACCGACGAGGAGCGCAACCATGCGAATGCGGTAATATTCGGCTCCTACGCCATCAAGGCCGCGAACGTCCTCTATCAGGAGGGCGGAAAGGGCATCGCGAACTGGACCAAGGAGGTCGGACAGAGCGGGTATGCGGCCGAGATCGCGGCCAAGAAGACCGATAACTTCAAAGGCGACCTGACGAAGTTCGCGCACACCGCGCAGGATGTGCTGATAGGACTCGGCAGTGCGGCGAACGGCCCCCTGCGCGAGGTCACGCAGAACGCCACCAACCTGCTCAACCTGTTCCGCAGCATGCCCGCATCCGCCCAGCAGTGGACTGTCGGCGCGGGCCTCATCATCGGCTCGGTCGCAGGATTGCACAAGATGTTCGGCGGCCTGGCCGAATCGTCCAGCGCCACGAGCCGCACTATGGGCCTCATGCTCGACCCTGTGCAGCGCTTCCAAGCAGCACTGCCCCAGCTATCCGCAGGATTGGGCGACCTGACTGCGGCAGCACGCGGCCCAGAAGAGGGATTGGGCCTCATGGCTAACGGCATGACGCGCAGCGCCACCGCCACGCAGGGACTGAAAAGCGTGGGCGGCGGGCTATTGAGCATGCTCGGAGGTCCGTGGGGAGCGGCATTCACCGGAGCGGCCGTCGTGCTGGGAATCTTCGCTCAGAAGAATGCGGACGCGAAGGCCAGAACCGATGCGATGACGAGCGCCATGCAGGACGGGCAGACCGCCGCGCAAGTGCTCGCGCAGAACCTGCAATCGGGCAACAACACCGACTGGGGATGGTTCCAGAAGGCCCGCACCGGCGCGAGCAGTCTGTCAGACGCGCTCAAGATCGCGGGCGTCTCGCAGAAGGACTTCATCGCCGCCGCGAACGGCAACGGCGCTGCCCTCGGGCGCGTCAACTCGGCCCTCGACTCCACAGCTGGGTCCATGAGCGGCATGAGCGCGGTGAGCGACGAAGTGCGCTCCAAGCTCGGACAGCAGACCAAGGCCGTCAACGACAGCCGAGAGTCCGCCAAGCAGGCAGCCGAAGCCGATAAGCAGGCCACCGCCGAGAAGGTCAAAGGCACGCTCGCCACCGCAGGCCTCACCACGGCCACCGGGCAGAAGGCCGACGCGGACGACAAGGCCGCGAACTCGAGCCAGATTCTCGGGGAGGCTTTCGGAGCCACCAACAAGGGCATCAGCGATCAGGCAAGCTCACTCGGCGAGGCCATCGACGCCTTGAAGACCTACTACGGGTTCGCGCTGTCCGAGTCAGACGCCGAAATCAAGATGCATGACAGCTTCGACAAGGCGTCGCAGGCGGTAGCCCAGAACGGCGCGACCCTCGACCTCAACACGGAGAAGGGGCGCGGCAACCAGAGCGCACTGAACGACGTGGCGAAATCGGCCTTGGATGCCGCTGAGGCGCAGGCGCGCAACGGCAAGACCATCGACCAGATCATGCCCACCATCGACGACGCGCGAAACCGGTTTATAGACTTCGCGCAGAAGATGGGCATGAGCGCAGGTCAGGCCAACGCCTTGGCCGATCAGTCCGGCTTGACGCGGGGCGCTGTGGACCGGCTCTCGCAGGCCGTGAACAACGTGCCCAACGGCAAGGACGTGAAAATCACCGCGAACACGGACGACGCAACCAACAAGATACAGATGGTGCGCAACGACCTCGTAACGCTCGGAGACAAGACCATTCGCGTCACCATGAACTACGTCAGCACAGGCGAGCACATAGCATCGGGGGGAGGCGGCGGCACATCGACGAAATACGCCACGGGCGGCCTCATAAGCGGTCCGGGAACCGGGACGTCCGACTCGATAGCGGCCCTCGTCTCCAACGGCGAATACGTGATGAAGGCGAGCACGGTGGAAGCCCTAGGCGTCGGGTTCCTCGACATGCTCAACTACCAGCGGTACGCGGACGGCGGGCTGGTGGGACGCTACGAGAGGACGCCGGTTCCGGCTGGCTACACGCGGCAAGCGCCGACCGCACCGGCCTACGAGCAGACGGTGCAGATCAACCACTACACGACCGGCAGCTCCAAGGCTGACGATGACATCATGGTCTCCAAGATGCGCTCCCAGACGCGCATGCTCATAGGACAGGGGGCGCGGCGATGACGATGGTGCGCTACTACACGCTGACCGGCAGCACGCCGCTTCTCACCCTGTACGCGGATGCGGGGAGACATGAGACCATCCTCCGGCTCTTGGACGGGTGGGCGTCTACCACGCAGGGCGTCGCGCAGAGCGTGGAGCGCGAATCGGGCAACGGCGGGCATGACATCGCGGAAGGCGACCTCGACTACGGGGTGCGGACCGTGACCGCTGACTACCGGCTCATGGCCGACAGCCGCTCCCGCCTGCTCGCATTGAGACGCCAGACGCGCTCGCTGGCCGGACGGCTCTTGCGCGTGCGCGTGACCGACGACATGGACGACCTGTACGCGGTCGGACGATTGCAGGAAGTCACCGCCGACACGGGTGCCGCGAACGAGCGGACGCAGACCGGCAGCATCATCGTCATATGCGACCGGCCGGAAATACTCTCATGGACGGCGCATTCCGCACAGCTCACCGCAGCGCGAATACAGCCCGGAGGGCTCGCATACGGGCCTTCCGGAGCTGGACTGGCCTACCCGGTCAACTACGGGGCGACCGGCGACGGCAACGACATCGGCATGCTCTCCAACGGCGGCTCCTACGAGTCGTACCCGCTGCTGGCCGTCACCGGCCCATTCCCGGACGGTCTGCTCATATCGCATGACGCGGGGGCGCTCGAATACGCAGCGCCCATACCATCCAGCTCGACGCTCATACTCGACTGCGACCCGCGCTCCCAGTCCGCCACGATGGGCGGCGTGGATGTGGGCCGCAACCTGACGCGGCGCGATCTGCCCACCATCCCGGCCGGAGGCTCCATAATGCTGCGCCTGCTCTCCGCAGGCTCGGGATGGGTCACCTGCACAAGCCGCGACACCTACCTATAGAGAGAGGCAATAATGACCACAGCACTCGGGGCGGACGTCAACGCAAGCGGTGTCGGCATGGACGCGCTCACCCACCGCAGAATCATACAGGGCGAGTGGGCGAACACCGGAATCGTCGGAGGGCTGGATGTCGTCGGCCAATCCTCGCTTTTCTACAATGTTTTGGCCGGTAACGCCGTATGCTCGAACGGCTCGGCTGACGGGTACACGCGGGCGTATTGGCCGGGCGGCAACACGGAGCATCCGGTCACGGCTGGCGACAATACCTACCCGCGCATCGACACTGTGTACATTCGCGCCGGAACCACGAAATCGGATAACAGCGTGCATGTGGACGTCGCGCAGGGCACGCCGAGCGCAAGCCCGACCGCGCCCGCGCTCCCGGTCGGGGCGCAGGAATTATTGAAGATGACGATGCCGGCGGGCGCGACGAACACCGCATCCGCCATACCGGGCAAGGACCTCACCTTCGCGATACGCTCCGGCGCTACGGCCGGACTGCTCGCGCATGTCGAAGAGAACTACGAGGGGCCGTCGAACTTCAACGACAAGGGCAAGGATTACTTCAGCCTTGACGCCGACTTCTACCTGCCCACTGACCGCCTTCTGGAGTTCCGCTTCAGCGGCATCGCCTGCGCCTGCATGCATACCGATATCAAAAAACCCACGCAGGATGCGACGCAGATGGCCTGCTGGTATGCGGGCATCCAGCTCGACAACGTTGACATTCCCGGAGGCGGGCAGCAGTTCCAAGTGTCGCGCGCGTGGGAGCCGTGCCGAATCAACGTGCGCGCCATCGCTCCGAAAGGACGACGAACCGTGCGACTGAGAAATTTCCGCGTCCAGTGGGGCGAGAACCTGTACTTCATCTGCCATTCCGACGCGCAGGAAACCTACCCCGGGCGCACGCTTGAAGTGTGGGATTGCGGAGCTGCGAAGTGACATGGCGGCACTGGCTGACCGACGCGCGCACCGGCCTCATCATCCGCCCTATCGACATCCCGAGTTTCCAGTGGGAGTGGACGATATCGGATTCCTCGTTCACCACGACGCCGCAGGAAAAGGGCAGCAAGAACCTAGGCGGCGACGACACGAGCAGCGTCACGGTCCCGTTCAGCCAGTTCGACCACAGGGACGCTGACGGCAACCTCACCATCCGCGCCTCGCAAAGCGAGATAGCGAGCCTGCTGTCAATGGGACGGCGAGGACTGCTCACCACATGGGCATATCCGGCCTGCGCCGACCCCAAGGGCGACCCGCTGTTCTGGGGCGTGATAGGCAACCCTCAGGATCACTGGCTCGACACGACCTTCCCCCTTAGCTCGATACCGGATATTCTCGCCGAGCGCTTCGCGATACGCGACGGACAGTACCATGACGGGCGCAGCACGGACACCGTGACCTATTCGGGCCTCTCGCAGCGCGGACTGGCATCCGAGCTTGGCAGCATGGCGACCGAACAGAAGAACGGCGGCATGCTGCCCATCGACTGGACATACAGGGGCGAGAAGGCCGCGCCCGGCTACCTCTGGTACGAGCACACCGCATGGGCTGACAGCGACGACGGAACAAAGAACTTCACCGTCTCCTACGCCGCTGGCCGCAAGTACATGGGCACCTGCACCGACCATTCGACAGCCGACCCGAGCACGCCCTCCGCATACGAATGGAAGTCGTATGATGCGAAGACCGTGGGGCGCGCGAACGACGGTCCGACCGGCAGGCCCGCGAACACCGCATTGCAGGCGTGGAACGTGCAGAACCTCATGGTCAGGCGCATGCACGAGGACATCGCCAACGCTGGCGGCGGGCCCGACATGACATGGGCACCGTACTGGGCTGACTCGCAGCACGTGCGAATGAGATTCCTCGCCGCATCGGACGGCGACCAATATCTTGAGACCAACCATCCGCCCATCGTCCTCACGGCCGGCCCACGCGGCGGAAGTCTCGAAAAGCTCGTCGTGGACTACGCTCCGGCCATCCAGCGCTGGTATGCGACCGGGGCCGGAGCGGACGCGGCTACAGTCACCGCGCTCGCCGAGGACATGAGCCAGATCACCGGCTCGCATGACCCGCCGATACTGCGCGAGGCCGTGTTCAGCGATTCGGACGTCACCGACTGGCGCGAACTGAAACGGCGGGCGCAAGGGCTGCTCGCCGCGAACCGGCTTCCGCTCATGCAGTTCACCGGCACCATTCACGCCGATGACATGCGCTCGGACGGACTGCCCGCGCACCCGTTCGGATCATTCCGCCCCGGCGAAATGTTCTACATAGACATACAAGGACACCGGCGACTGCCGGACGGCAGGTACACGACCCGCCTCATGCGCATGAACGGAGATCAGAGCGGCGAGGCGACCTGCGTATTCGACGCCATCCCCTGCCCTGTATGACATAGCAAAGAAGAATAATATGGCTTCACATCCAGACATCACCCGCAAGGACGGCGTATCCTCTGCGATAGAGACGGCCGGAGCGGCGTACGACGTGGCGTCTCGTGCTCTCACCCGCAGCATCGGCAATTTATTCATCCCGGATGGGATCGGCTCAGATTCGGGCACACTGATAGGCGACAGCGTGCCCGGCGGCGGCATCGCGCAGTGGGTTGGCGATGACACGGTGCCGGGCAAGCCTACGGGGTTGAGCGTGGAGTGCCATCTGGGCGTGCTCGCAGTGTCGTGGGCTGGCATGCTGGATGGTGGCGTGCCCCCTGATTTCAGCCATGTCGACATCCTGTCGCGGCATGAGCTGGATGGGGGAGGGACGTCGACCGATCTGCTCGGCTCGCTCGCGAAGGCCGGCTCGGTGTCGTCGATGGCGTTGCCGGAGGGGTCGAGCGCGAGCGTGTGGGCGTACGCGTATGACGACGCGCATGACGCGGACGGGAACCCGAGCCCGCATGAGAGCCCGCAGTCCGATATCATCACGGTCACGGTGGTGGATGAGAGCGTCGCTTTGCTCGCCCGGGAGCAGCAGGATATCGCGGCTGTGCAGGGACAGGTCGCGACGATCGACGGCAAGGCGGCTGCGGCGTTCTCGGCGGCGGACGCGGCCAGCGCGAAGGCCGACCTGGTGCGCAGCGATGCGGCGGCGGACACGCAGTCGGTGCGCGATGCCGCCGCGAAGGCCCAGTCGGATGCCACGGCGTTCGGCGCGGTCGCCGACAAGGCCGCCGCCGATATCAACACGGCCAACACGCGGATCACGACGGTCAGCAGCAAGGTCGATGGTCTGAGCACGACCATCAGCAACACGACCGATACGGCGAACAGCGCGCTCACGCTAAGCACGCAGAACGAGCAGGATCTAACAGGCGTCTCGACGACCGCGAGCAGCGCGTATTCGGACGCGCAGCAGTCATTGACGCGGGTCGCTGCAGTGGAGCAGACCGCCGACAGCCTCACTTCGAGCATTAACGGCGTGTCCACGACCGCGAGTTCCGCGTTGTCGAAGGCGACGGCGGCGCAGCAGAATCTGGACGGGTTCAAGACCTCGGTCGCGTCCACGTATATCGACAAGCAGACCGCCGCGAACACGTACGCGACCCAGTCCGCTTTGTCGCAGACCTCCACGAGCCTCACTTCGAGCATCAATGCGACGACGAGTACGGCGAATAGCGCGTTGTCGAAGGCCACCACGCTGGGCCAGACGGTGGACGGGCTCACGTCCACCGTGAGCGCGCAGGCCGCCACGCTGGGCGGCGCCGTCTCGAACATCAGCTCGTTGCAGCAGACCGCGTCGAGCCTGTCCAGCTCGATCGGCCAGACCACGAACATGGCCGCGCAGGCATTGGCGAACGCGACGGAACTCGTCATCGACGGCGGGTTCGCCAACGGCCTGGACTCGTGGACGCCGGGCGTAGGCAATCCGCGAATCTACACTGCGGACGCCACATATCCGCATGCCGTGAGAATCGCCTTCGTCACCGGCAACGACAACAGCAACCGGTACCTGTCGCAGAGCCTGACGCCTCGCATGGGGCGCGCGGGGACGGACCGCGTGCTGCGCGTCCAATTCGACCTGCAGGTCATCAGCTGGAACACCAACAACGCGGGCGGCATGCAGATCGGGTTCACGTTCCAGACCACGCAGGCAGGCGGGTGGAAGGAATTCACTAACAATTATCTGACCGGTTTGGATGGTGCGTGGCGGCACTGCTCGGCTGATTTCACGCTGCCCGCCAGCGCCGACCGATTGGGAATGGCTATGATGAGCCGGTCGGCGAACGCTAACGTGTCCGCATCGTTCCTCGTCGCGAATGTGAGCGTCAGGGACATCAGCGAGGCCGCAGCCGCCCAGAGCACGGCCGGCACGGCGCTATCGACGGCGGTGACCGCGCAGCAGAATCTGGACGGGTTCAAGGCCACGGTGCAGCAGACGTACGACACGACGGCGGATGCGACCAGCCGCGAAAGCGTGCTCACCCAGAATCTCAACGGCTTCAAGACCACCGTCTCGCAGACCTACTTGGACAAGACGACGGCGGGGAACACGTATCCGACGAAAAGCGACGTGAGCAGCCAGGTCAGCCAGACGGCGTCGGATATCACGAGCCAGGTGGCGGCGAAATACCAGACCTTGAGCGCGATGGGCGGCTATCCGACCACGTCCAGCATGACGTCGGCCATCAGCCAGTCGAAGAGCGATATCCTCTCGCAGGTGTCGGGAACGTATCAGACGGTGAGCGCGATGAGCGGCTATCCGACATTGAGCGCCATGAATAGCGCTATCCAGCAGTCCGCGACCGGCGTCAAATCCGACGTGAGCAACATGTACGTCACCACTGCGGCGGCCGACGGCAAGTACGCGACACAAGCGGCGCTGCAAACGACGGACGGCAAGGCGGTCGCGTCGAATGCGGCGGCCCAACTGGCGCTGGCGAACGCGCGCGAGCTGGTGCCGGACGGGAGCTTCGCCAACGGACTCGCGAACTGGACCGCCGTCAAGAGCGCGAACATCAACACGTTCCTGACCACGCTCAACAGCGTCCCGTATCTGGCGCTCGACCCCGCGCCGGCCGCCGGTCAATGGGCGCTGTTGTGCAGCACGCCGATTCCCGATACCGGCGTGTCCTCGACGCCGCGCACGCTGCGCCTGAGCTTCGACGCATACAGCCCGTGGGGAGGCGCGGACACCGTGTTCTACGCGTCATTCCGCAGCGGCATCAACATGATGATTCCGATGAGCGCGTTCGGCGCGAAGAACACTGTGCAGCATTTCAGCCAGGACATGACGCTGCCCGCGAACACGAGACTGGACGCCGCCCTGAGGTTCGGCATCTACACGCCGGGCGACGCGGGAATCGCCATCGGCGCGGTGAGCCTGAGGGACGTGACCGAGATAACCGCGCTGGGCGATTCGATCGCGGCCACGTACGTGTCCAATTCGAGCTTCCAGCAGAAGAGCGACAGCCTGCTGGGCACGGTGAACGGCAAGTACGCGAACAATCAGAGCGTCACCCAGCGGTTCGGCGCGCTGGAGCTGAACGACTCCAGCTTCAGCGTGACGCTCGGCTCGAAGGTCGACAAGAGCACCGCCGACAGCACGTATCTGAGCCAGTCCGCCGCCAGCGGCACGTACCTCAAGCAGACGGACGCCAGCGGCAAGTACGCGACCCAAGCCGCCTTGGCGACCACGAGCACGACCGCCAGCACGGCGTCGTCGAACGCGTCGAACGCGCAGAACCGGGTCGGCGCCCTCGAGACGTGCATGATGATGACCGCGAACGGCGTGCAGGTCGGCAAGATCAGCAACGGCCAGTTCACCGGCTACAGCGCGCTCGTCAACGCCAACGGCTCGTTCGACATACTCGACGCGTCCAGCAGTCTCACCGCCCGCGTCGACAGCAACGGCCTAAGCATCTACGACGCGGGCTCGAACAGCATGCGCCCCATCAACAGGTCGGTTTTCAATCATGACCCGATCTTCATGGCCGCGACCGGCTCGTGGAACGGGGGCGTGAACAGCGGCAACAATCACGGGTTCACGGTCAACGATTTCGATTCGGCATGCGTGCGCATCATGTTCTCCACGAATTGGAGCACGTCGGTTCGCGTGGACATCGGCGCGTACCTCGCGGCCTACGTGGGCACCACGGGCGTGACCAACGGCACCACGAGCCTGGTCATCGGCTACGGGTTCCAGGTATGGCGCCGAAACGCGGACGGGTCGAACACGCTCATACAGGACGTGACGCCCCCCAAGTGCGTGAAATGCACGAACGCGGTCTGGGAGGACACCACCCAAAGCACGGTCGGCGGCTCCATGAGCCTGTCCGTGCCCGTGACCGGCCTGCAATCCTACACGACGTACTACATCGAGACCCGGCACGTGCTCATGAGCTCGGTCGCGCAGAACGGCAGCTGGAACCTGAACACGAGCGGCCACTGGGCATGCGTCACACCCCTCGCCTAACACAAGATTTCCCCAATAAAACCCCCTAACAGAAATGAGGAACAGATAATGAACACCATCGACCTGCGCCCCCAAGCCGGCAGCATCATCTACGAGCTCGCGCGCCTGGGCTTCCAATTCGACCACAGCGACGACGGGACGGCCCAGACATGGGTCAACTACGCGATTCAGGCCCGCGCCGACTTCACCAGCCCCAGCGCCACGGAGATCATGCTGGGCGACATGGCCACCCGCCTGTCCGCCACCATCCAGGCGTCCGAACTGGCCGGCGTGGACCATATCAGCACATGGACGTCCGACAATCCCACCACGCCCGAAACGCCAGCCGAGACCCCGGCCGACGGGACCGGAGAGCCGACCGCGTGAACCCCGCAAGCTGGCTGGCAAGCCTGGACAAGGACGTGACCATAGCCCTCATCGGCCTGTTCGGCGCGCTGGTAGGAGGATTGGCGACCGGATTGTTCAACGCCATCGCCAGCCACCGGCCCAACTTGGCGCACGCGTACAACGAGCTGGCCGCAGCCCAGTCGGAGATGCAAAGGGAGATCGACGCGCAGGACCGCAAATTGCGCAAGCTGTTCGACGACAACGAGCGATTGCGCAACGAGAGCCACGAGTTCGAGGACCGCGACGTGGAACGCACCCGCTACCTGCGCGAACTGTTCCACTGGCTCGACGGATTGTGCGAGTCCGGCGAGGTCGCATGGACGAAAAGCCATCCAAAGCCTCACCTGCCCGAGAGCATGCGCCCCGACTTTCCCAAGCTCCACTAGAAAGGAACCATGACATGAATCGAATGCTAAACCCGTCGAATCCGACGGGTTTGAATCACGCGAGCCGAGGCCGCGCATGGTCATGAACGGCATCGACATATCGAACTACCAGACCGGCATCGATCTCGCTGCCGTGCCGTGCGATTTCGTCATCATCCTCGTGAGCGAGGACGGCGGCGTGGTCAACCCGGACTGGCGACGGCAGTGCGAGCAAGCGCTCTCGCTCGGCAAGCCGACCATGCTCTACCACTATGTCGGAGGGCATGGCGCGGTCGTGGAGGCCGATACTTTCGCCAATGCGACGAGGGACTACCGTGATAGGGTCGCCTTCGCGGTCGATTGGGAGACCGGCAGCAACGCGGCTTGGGGCAACGAAGGGTACTGCGAGCAGCTCGTGGCCCGGCTCAAGGCCGACATCGGCAAGACCGTCATCCTCTATGGCATGGCATCCGCCTATCCGCGCGACGTCGCCAACAGGCAGCAGTGCCCCACATGGGTCGCCCAATACCCGAATTCCGTGCCTACCGGCTACCAGGCATCGCCGTGGAACGAGGGGGCCTACCAGGCCGATATCCGCCAGTACGCCTCCACCGGCCGCCTCAACGGCTGGGCGGGCAATCTCGATCTGAACAAATCATACGCGACACGAGAAGAATGGTCCGCATGGACCGGAAATGAGGAAGACATGATAAACAATGACGACATCGCCAAGATCGCGGAGGCGGTGTGGGACTTCAACCAGAACGGCGTGAAAACACGCGACCGCCTGCAGGGCATCGACCAGGCGGCGAACCATGTGGCCGACAGCGTGTGGAACGCCGACATCAACAAGGTGAAAGCGCGCGACCGGCTCTACGGCATGGACTCGATGCAGCTGCCCGCCCTGCGCGCGCAGGTCGCCGCCCAGGACGCCACCATCCAAGCGCTATCCAAGGCCAACGGCATTGATCCCAAAGCCGTCACTGATACGGTGACCAAGGCCGTGGCCGAGAAGCTCGCAAGCCTGAAAGTGAGCGTGGCATGATGAGCGCAACGGAACAGTACGCGCCCCTGACGCAGCCCGCAGCCACGCCTACGACGCCCAGCCCGAGCGACGATCCGACCGACGACTACCTGACCACGCTCACGCCCGCCGCCGTCCCCACGGGCAACGCCACGGCAATGCCCGCAACCGGCAGCCAGAGCACGGAGCCGTCCACGATCGCGCTCAATGCCACGCCGGTGATCGAGACGACAACCGTGGCCAGTGGCTCGCTGCCCGCGGCGGATGATACGACGACAGGTTACACGCCGATGTTCGGCGCGGCGACACGTACCGTCGTGTACGTCGCGTGCGCGGTCATCGGCCTGTTCGGCCTGCTCGCCGCCATCGCATCCGTCGCCACCGGCGCGCCCGCATGGCTCACCATCGCGTCAAGCGCTCTGAGCTTCACCGCCCCCTACATCGCCAACATGTTCGGCGTGGCCTACAACCCGCTCAAAATGAGCGGCAAACAGTAGCCGTCAACCATGAGTTGACAGTTCAGCATCGAATCGCCCTCATCTCCTACGGGAGGTGAGGGCGATTTTCTGTATTCTCAGGCGTGGTGGGATCTGCTAGCAAATCTCCAGGTATGGCCGTAGGCGGTCAGGGCATACCCCTGCGCGGCTTCGCTGATCTGATGTGCACTAGCTCCGGTCATCCCCGGCCCCTACGTCGCAGCGGCTATCGACTCAGATTCCATAGTGTTTTCCCTGAGAATCGGTGCCGATCACGGACTTCTTCCGGCTGTCCAACGCCCCTAGCGGAGACTTGAGTGACTTTTGGGAAGACACTTCCCGAACATGTATGCCCCCACCGCCATTCGCATTCACCCGTCCCCGCAACGCTACTGATAACCATAGATGTGATCTCTGGGCGTAAGACGCGGCTTTGTTCTGGTGAGTGTTACTGGAAATGTGAAGTATGATGTAAAGTGAGTATCAAAATAAAGGTTTGAAAGGGAATGGACGAGATGCCTGAGACATTATCGAAATCACCTCTTACGCTTGTATTGACACGAGTGGAATTCAATGCTGAACTTACAGCGTTTTCAGTCGACAGGTCATCTACGGTAGATCCTATTCTGCAGTCTTTGGGATTTCCTGCCGCCAACACCATGACGGATACCACTCTGCAGCTGACACCTTCTGGACCGCAACAAATAGCTGGAGGCCAGCGGCGAGTCTATCAAGATGAAACGGGCGGATTACATGTTGTTGTCGCCCCGCGGTTTATCGCATTGTATGCAGGATGCGTGAACGGTTCAATTGCCTATAGTGGGCACGAGGCTTTTTTGGACAAATTTTGTGAAGTTGTCACAGCGTTGGAACCACTAGTGGGACAAATACCGGTTGTAAAGACGGGCTATCGATATGTTAACCAGTTTACTGGAGATAAACTTGAGCACGTCGATCGGCTGCTCCAGCCCTCATGCCGGGGCGTCGTTCCTACCGAGGCTCCCTCCGGAACTCAGCTGCTTGCCTCGGTGTTGCGATCCCAGTTTAGTTATTCAGCCGCAGACTCAATGTATCCTGAAATCCTCCAAGTACAAAGTGGGCAAATTCCCAAAGGTCAGCAAGTCGACCCGGGCGTTCCCGCCCTTGAGGAAAAATCATGGGCATTGGATATTGATACATCAAGTTTTAAACCGGTCAAGTTTGTGGGGGAAGACGTACTATCATCTGCGGCAAGACTCCAGGAACGCGCCAAGAACTTTTTCAATTCCATTGCGGTCACTCCTGAATTCGCAAGCTCTTTTCGCTGATATGCTGGCGATTGATTGAATCGATAGAATAAGTATTCAAACGTAGAGAATGGCTTATAGCCTAGCTCCCATTTACTATAGCTGATTATCGAAGAGGGGAATCATATGGTGCAGCAGCCACTAACGAAATACAGTGGAGTCGTGTTGGCAACGGTGGCGCTCACCGCCAGCCTGATGAGCTTCGGCAATGAACAATTGTGGGAATATCCACAGCCGGAGCGGGAATCGAATTTCGCAGTACGGCCTGCATATTTCGATCAACTTTTATTCTGGCCAAACAATTCAAGTGTTATGGCTTCGTCTGCGGGCATAGCGTTCCTTGCAAAAGAGCCAGAGACCGTGGCAGATTCTGACAATCCGATAAAGGAGGTCATGAGTCCCAATACTGCCGATATAATTCAGGATATTCAAACTCGGTCCGGTCTTACATGGCAGCAGCTATCCAAGGCACTAGGCGTATCTCGTCGTACGCTGTATTTATGGTCCAAAGGAGGAAGCGTAAGTGCGATGCACATTGAGAGTCTTACCAAATTTGAGTCTCTTGTCCGTAGATATGATACTGGCGATCCATCCACAACGCGGCTTGCTCTGTTGCGGTCAAGCGTCAACGGAGTGAGTGCTTTCGATCGTTTCCGTGTAGAGCGCGATCAGGATAATCCCGAAATCACAGATCTCCCTATACCGGTAGAAAGATTACTTACTCCGAACATGCATGACAGCGAAGCAACGAAAGCCTGAGGGGAAGAGATATGGCTGATTCATATTCTTCACCTCTGCGGCAGGGGGATATCCTTCAGGGAATTGTGGATGTTCCGGAACTCTCAGGGGCAGACGCTTCAATACAGAAGGAAAACATTGCGGATGGGGTAGTGGTGGTATCGCAGACTTGCGATGCATTGCGTGATCCGCGTATCCAAGTTGCGCCGATTGTACGGCTAGAAGGAGAACAAGCGGCGCAGGCGCGGGTTGGTCGACGTCTGCAGTACGTTCCTTTAAGTTTAGACAGAGGGACCGGATTCGCCGATTTAAGCCGAATATTCACGATTAACCGTGGCCAGGTCATTATAACAGGGAGAACTAACGGCATCACGACAGGGTTGCCTGACACTGATAGTAAAAAGTTTTTTCGTGCTCTCGTAGGACACAGATTTGCAAGGTTCCCTTTCCCTGATGAAGTAACGGAATGGTGCAGACCTCTTACTGACAAAGTAGCACCGAAAGTTAAACACCCAGACACAAAGCCGGAAGGAGCTCGTCTTAGAGAGATTAAGGAGATTCGCGTTACATCACTTCATGGGTGGGAACAGTCTCATTTCGAGCTCCAACTCGATTTTCTCGTCGAACCGGGAATAGTCCCGGAGCCAGATCGAGATCTTACAGACGACGAAAAAGATAATCTACAAAAGATGCTGGCTCCAGATCTTGCGTGCAAGATTGGCGAACTTACACATGCAAACAACGAGGGAACATCAGCACTGCGTTTCTTTGCCTGGAACCAGCTCATCAAGTGCTGGACAGACACCTGCAATGAAAAGTACAAAGCCGGACAGGACATCAAAAAACAAGTTCGTGGAGACAGCCAGCTATGGGATCTCGATGAATACCCATATTCACGTGTTCTGCGGTCAGAGCGCCTCGACCTCGACTACTTGAGCAGATCATGCCAAATACAACAAAACCATCCGTGTTGA